TACGATGAGCGGTATTGCGCTAGCGATGGATGCACGACAAAACTATCAATTTACAATAAAAAAAAATTTTGTTATACTCATACTAAACCAGTAAAGCGCTGGTCGAAATAATAAAAGAAAGTAAAAACTTTCTATCTTTATTTTGGTACTGAACGAGTGTTACGAAAGTAATAGATTGTGAAGGACATGCGTACGTGAAATCGTATTGTAGAGGTACAATACAAAAAAGAAAGACCACCTTAAAGGTGGTCTTATCTTTTGTTGAGCTATTGCTAGTCCAACGTGTTATGCACCTAAGGATGGTATGTGTCGATAGATGTCATAACGTGAATATGATTATTTAGTATAACTCATTTCTTTTCGCATAAGAACTTTATTTAGTTCAATTACATCAGCAGCTGCTAACTTATTTAAAGATGCTTTTGCAGTTTTTAAATCCTTAACTGGATTTAAATATGATTCTGATAACGCATCATTTAATAATCGTAACAAGTCAGTTCCACTAACGTGCTTCTGAATCTTCTGCAAGGTTTTGACTGCATTATTATCTGCACCTTCCTTGTTGGTACTTAACATGTCATTAGTACTTATATCGACAGGGTTAGTTAAGTCAGCTTCTTCAGAAGCATTGTTAGTTTTTGCTGCATTGCTTGCGTTATTAGCTGCTTTTGCTAATTCTTCTTCTGGTACATCTTCCATCTCTTCAAAAGTTACTTCAGAACCTAGAAGAACTCTTAAACAACGACCACGAGATTTTTGTTCGCATTTCTCGAACCAACTATTATGGTCATCTTTATGTTGGCGTGCATGTCCAGTACATTTAATTACAGTTGAATCTGCGTTCTCATAAAACACAGTTTTAAATACAACATGGTCATTTGATATATCTATAACTTCAGATACTAAACGACCTTCTGGATATTTTTCGTTCATTTGTTTTATAAGGTCATCAACCTTAACGTAGTTATCTAAGAAACTACTCTTCTTCTGATAATTGTTGTAACTCATCTTTACCATCCTTATTTATTTTTTCTTCTAATAGCAATACTAATGTTTGTGCCATTGACAATAGCAATATTGAATTAGTATCAACATTTTTTGTTTTTGCAAACACTTGTGCAACTGCATCAAGATTCTTTTTTATTTCTTTTAAGTTCATGTTTAAAATTATAGACAATGTAGCATTATATGCAACACTTGTTATAATAAATTTAATTCAAAGAAAGGCGGTGGTAAATTATGGATTTTCTTACTTGCAAAGATATTGCAAATATGTTCGATGTGAAATTAAGAACAGTTTATGTTTGGATTCAACGAACTAAAAATGGAAATGGGTTCTTACCAAAACCAGATTATGTTTTAGGTAACAAACCATTATGGAAAAAAGAAACTATAATCAACACAGAAAAATATAAAAGTATAAAAAACTAAGGATGGTAAATTATGATGTTATTTCATGGACAAGTAGTGCCGACATCTTCTGCTTACAAAAAAGTTAGTCAACAAGACCAAGTTGAGTGGGCTTTAGAAAACTTTAAAGAAGTTACTGGAGATGAGTTTACTTATGATTTAAGAATCAAAAGATATGGCGCTATCATATTTAATTTAAGAGATGCTGGATGGGATATAGAAACTATAGAACCTAAGAATCATCCAAATAAAAAATGGTCTTTTAGATTAATCAGTAAACCAGTAGAAGAAGGCGAACAAAGAGCGTTGGCAATATGAGAGAGAGAATAGAAGCTTCAGAGTATTTTGCAATACTTCCAGAATCTATTTTGTTTGCACCAATTAGTTCTAACGCTATAAGACTTTATTGCATACTTAGAAGAAGAGCAGATGAGAAAACTAACGCATGTTATCCATCACAAAACTATTTAGCTAAGAATATGTATTGCAGCGTAAGAACAGTACAACGTGCATTAGAAGAGCTGGTAAATATTGGCGCAGTAACAGTAGAGCATAGATACCTAGAAGATACAGATGCTTATACATCAAATATGTATTACCTACACGCCACTATTGCGCAAGGTAGCGCATATATGCGTAAGGGTATGGCGGATATGTCGCAAGGGTATGGCGCTGATGTCGTACAAAACATAGCCAATAAACAAAGCAAAGAAACAAATACGAAAAAGAAATCTCGTAAAAGAGATTTGCTTTTTGAAGAAATGTGTAATGGATTAGGTATTGACTGGAAGAACGCACCTAAAGGAGAAACTGGAAGAGTTAATGCAGCTTTAAAAGATTTAAGACCACTTAACATAACTCCAGAAGAACTTAAAGATGTAATAGAACACTATAAGAAAAACTGGAAGGTAGCAATATCTGCAACTGCAATATCTAATAACTGGACAAAGCTTAAAAATGAAATGAAGGAAGCTGCACCAGTCAAACAACATGATTGTGAAACTGATGGTCATGTTTGGATAGACACAAACTATAGTGGCAAATACAAATTGTATATATGCCAATTTTGTAGAAAGGAAAAAAAAGATGACACTAAAAACATTTGATGTTTATTTAGCTGGCAGAATATCTGCTAAAGCGAACAACAAAGAAGAAGCAGTAAAGATGGTAGAAAAAAAATTAGACTTGATACATCCTATGTTTAACATTCAGATAGTTGTAGCTAAAGAAGATTATTTAGATGCTGGAAAAGACTTTAAACCAGAAGGCACAGATTGACCGAGTCCACATATCCTTATGGTGGAGTGCCGCCAAAAGATAGAGCAACACGTAGAAAACTTTTAAGAGAAGCAGTTGTTTTAGAATCTAAAGGGATATGTGAGTGGGCAGAGTGTACAAGTCGTGGTACTGACATGGCACACATTAAAGCAGCTGGTATGGGTGGCGCAATATCTAATGACACCTTAGACAACGTTGCGTTCCTATGTCATTTTCATCACGATGTATTAGATTTTAGAATGTCAATGAAGCAGAGAAGTTTTGCATTGCAGCAATTAGTAAGAGCATACGTTTTAGGTAATAGAAAAAAAATCTAAAAACTTTACACATTGTATTACAAAGTGCTACAATAATATTGTATGAATAAAGAAAAATCAGCTTTCAGAAAACATGAGGTTTTAGAAAACTACGAACTTACAAAGTTTGAGTACAACGACCTTATGACTCATAAGCACATGTACGATACAGAGTATCAAGGTACTACTTGTTTTTTCTGCGGTAGTTTTGTTATGTACCCAGTAGTGTTTGATTATCCTAACGAAAAACGTAAGTTTAATGCAGGTACAGATTGTGCAGAAATGGTACATCAAGGTTCTAACTACGAAGCATTAAAATTACAAGCAGCTAAAGCAAGAGAACGTGCAAAAATACAACAAGCTTATTTAGATTCTATAGAAGAATTTAAAACAGATTATCCGCAGTTATCACAAGCAGCAGAATACTTCGGTCAAGAAAACTTATTGATTAGCGATGTATATGACAAAGCTAAGTTTGGTTTAACAGAAAAGCAAATAGCATTCTTAGAAAAATTATGTTTAGAGGACTGGCAAAAAGAAGTTGATGCGTTTGCAAAACTTATTAACAAAGCAAATGTACCAGCTTTAGAAGTTGGCGAGATAACTACAGAAGTTACAATAAGTAAATACTATTACAAAGAACAAGCATTTTATGGTCAAGAAAAAGCAATTATAGAAACCAAAGAAGGTCAGACATTGTTTACTGGTAAGACCAAAGCATTAGTGCAATGGTTAAATACAGAAGCGTACTATCCAGAAGATTTTACAGAGTTCTGGGCGCAAGATAAAAAGCAAAGAAAAAGTGATTTAACATGGAACAAAGAATATTATAAAGAAGGTACTAAAGGTATTGCAACACTAGAAGTTACTTATGTTGTTGAAGAAGATAATACAAAAGGTACTGCAAAAATCAAAAACTTTTACCCTATAGAGGAAGTATGATAACGAATTTACAAGGCATATACGCAGAAGATTTAGATGGTTACCCGCCAATACCTCAATCAGATAACTATTTATCTCCAGAGTTAAAGTACATCGGGTTAGCAGCTTTAAATGAAGCTAGGTCAGAAATCGAAAACATGAACATAGGTATAGAAGGTACAGAAGGTTTAGAGATATTTGACCTTGATGTCTACGAACAAGAATTAAAAAAAGATGCAATAGCTAGTTATGCTTTAGCAGGTCAGTATCAATATATAGCTACGCACCAATATAAAGATAACTGCGAATGTAGAGATTGTGTAACTGACAGATTAATAGATTATGGTTTACCAGTTAAAGAAGCATTTGAACTTAGTTACTTACAGAAAACTTATAACAAAAAAGCTGCTTAATCGCAGATTGTGATACAATAGAGGTACTATGACAACACAAAACGTGTATGTAGTTAGAGCAGTAGAGCTTACTGGTCGTGTTTGGAACTATGAATTTAGTTCTGAATCAGAAGCTTTATGTAAAGTCAGAGAGTTAAAAGATTCTGGCGGCTTCATTATCCAACAAACTACTTATCAAAAAGAACTCGTATAATTAAATAATTTTCTTCTAATTGTGTTGCACAATGTGATACAGTCGATATAATTATATTGTAATGATAAATAAGGATGGTAAAAAAATGGCGAAGTTGTTTGTTGTTAAACCAGTTTTAGGTAACAAGAAAAAAGCGTTTCTTGAAGCTAATGGTTTTACTAAGCAAGCTGGTCAATGGGTCAAGCAAGGTTCTGAACAAGAGCTTAAAGAATTTTGGGATGAAGTGGATGTTTACAAAACACCGCAAGCAAGATTCAAACAAGTTAAGTACGAAGTTGGCGGTATGTACAAGACCAAGACACAAGGTAAGTATGTCCACAATGACATGGATTTAGATTTCTACTTAATGGTAGATAAACAAGAAGAAGTTGCATTAGCAGCGTAAGGAAGGATGGTATGAATCAAGTAATAGCAAAACTCAAAAAACAAATCAAAGAACTCTTAGAAGCTGGCGATTATGTTGGCGCTAAGAATCAATTAGATAAGTTAGTTGGATTAGTGGAAGGAGTGTTGTAATGGTAACGCCAGTAACAGTTAATGATTTAGAACAACAAATTGTAAACCTCAATAACAAAATGGTTTACGATAATCAATTTCATGTTGACTGCAAATATGCACTTGATATTGCTTATGGCGGATATAGATTAGTTAAAAGATACAAAAGTACCGCAGAAACTGATGTATCTCCAAGATTAACAAAAAGAGAATTATCCGAGTGGATAAAAGCATACGATAAAGGTATTAATGCAGTATTGCATAATATCAAAGTATGGGATTACGAAAGACTATTGTAAAGGAGAATAAATGGCAAAAATTAAAAATGAAACTGAAAAATTACAAAATCCTCTATATCGAAAAATTAGAGCAAAAAGTTTAAGAGAACTTAAAATCCTTAAAACTGCATTAAACACTCTTATTGCTTATGACTTGCATCAAGATGTTTTAATTAACACAGAAGAGTTAGTTGCACAAGAAATAGAAAAGAAAAAAGAAGAAACATATTGTGAGTGCGGTTGCGAAAAATAATTATAGTCATTTTGACTATTAATATCACAATGTGATACAATAATAATGTAAGAAAGGATGGTAAAAAGATGGATGAAAAGTTAAAAAAACTTTTTAAGAAATCTCCAGCGTTTAAGAAATTCGCTGACTTCCTTGTTACCAAAGGATATACCTACGAGCTTGTAGGTACATTAGAAAAAGAGATAGACACAGAGCGAGATTCTAGCGAAGGTGGATTACTTCCTAGAAGTTTGAGCTTCTATAAATATCCAGCTGATGTAAAGATATTCAAAGGCAACAAAGAAGTTGCGTATGTCAAGATGGCATTTCGTGCTGGTTATGATTACAAAAAAGGTAAAGATGAAGGCACAATGTCTTATTACGAGTACGAAGAGCTATTTAAAGCTGGTAAATTATCTGGAGAGAGCATAGACAATACAAAGCTAGAGCTAGAGTTTGTCTATTTTGACCGAGATGATTACACAAGCGAAACTTATAGCAAGGCGTATTACCTTGATGAATACTATTACTTTTACAAGTATGTAAAAGGTAAAGCAAAGATGCTAAGAAAAAAAGGTTATGCGTTGACATTTAGCGCAGCAACAAAGATGCTAGAAGAGCTAGAGAGTGGTAGTACAGATTATTACTACGATTTCGCAATAGCAAGTTAGGAGATAATTATGGCGTTTAACGTTATACCAAATATTAAAAGAAAAATATTTGAATCACTCATGCAGGATGGCATGATTACAAGCGTAGAAAACACAAAAAGGTATGAATCTAATAGACCAGTACAAGTTATATCTACGCAAAAGATTCAAAACTGGACTGAAACTGCAATACACGAAGTTGCAAGTATGAAGAAAAAAGGTAAGTCTAACGAAGAAATAAAAGCACATATTGATTCTTATGTTGATGATTTAGGTCAACAAATATCAGAACAATACGAATTTCAAAAAGCGTTGTATTACATTTACGCTGATATGGCTTACAAACAAATAGGACAATTAGCACCTACAAGTGCTTAGATAGGAGAGTATGTTAAAACTATTTATTGATACATGGATGATTCAGTCATTTGACTGGAGAATCTTTTACGCGATGTCAATATTGTTTGTCGGCTTCTTTATATATCAAGTCAGTAAAATGATTTATATATCAGTTAGATTGAAAATGCTAGAAACAAAATATCAATTTGACATAAGCAGACAACTTGATGATATGTGGCGAAAAATAGATGCTGGTTTAGAAGTTAAACCTAGTAAATATTTAAAGTAAAAAGCTAGCAACGCAGCTAGAGATGCAGAGTAAACACTCCACATGAGCGGCTACTCTAACTGCGTTAATCTATTTTAACCGCATTTGTGAAAGCGATGCTAACATGATTAAATGGAAGCAAACGTTACTTACGATAGATTACATCTTTTTCAATTTGATGAAGAAAATCCTAAAGAACACAATATAGGCGAAATAATCCAAAGCATAAAACGTTTTGGATTTGTTGAATTACCAGTAGTTAATGACACTACTGGTTTTTTAGTTGCTGGACATGGAAGAGTAACTGCGTTGCAATTTATGTATCAAGATGCAGAAGAGCTGCCAAAATACATAGATGTTGAGAAGGACACACAAGAATGGCTAGTTCCTACACTTCACGTTGCATTTGAAACCGATATGGAAGCAAAAGCGTATTTAATAGCTTCAAATACACTAACTATCGATGGCGGATGGAATGAAGCTAAATTACTTGAAATGTTAGCTGAAGTAAGCGCAACAACAGAAAATCTATCTGGTATAGGTTTTGACCAACAAGATATTATGGATATGTTACACGCTAACGACAAACCATTAACTTTTGATGATGAAATGGGTCAAGAAACAAGTTATGTAAAAGTAATCGTTGAAAGTAAAGAACACGCACAGAATACAAAAAAAGAATTAGAAGATTTAGGTTATACATGCAAGATAGTAACGAATACGAAGTAGCTTTACCAGATGAAATAAAAGAAGCGATGCAGATATATATATCTTTTCTTACTGCTAATTTTGCTTATGAAGATGGCATAGATGAGATAGAGTTTAAAGTTTTTAGAGAATCAGTTACAGATGGCATATTTATGAGTGGAGATGTACCAATTATGGAAAGAAACAATAAAGGTATAACTGGTAATCACTTTTTTAACGCTGCGTGCATAATGATGACAGATATGTTATATAATGCAACAAGCGGAAATATTCCACAAGCGCAGCAGGTTCTGCGAGATATGGGATTAGCGGTAGTAGCAGATAGCTAACACTTAACAGGATTAAGTGGTTAACGTAACAGGAGTACGTAACGATGGCAGGCAGACCAACAAAACTGACAAAAGAATTAATTGAAGAAATAGCACAATATCTTCGTGCAGGAAATTACATCGAAACAACTGCTGCTTTAGTAGGTATTCATCGAGATAGTATTTATGAGTGGCTTAAACGTGGAAACGCTGAAATAGAACGTGTATCTAAGTCAAATAGAGCAAGAATACGCAAAAGGGAAGAAATTTTTGTTGAATTTACCGACACAGTAAAAAAGGCACAAGCACAAGCAGAAGCAATGTTAGTTGGTTTAATAGGTCAAGCTGCACAAAAGAACTGGACTGCTGCTGCGTGGCGATTAGAACGTAAATATCCAGATAAATGGGGTAGAACAGAACGTAATGTTGCTACTGCACAAGATGACCCAGTAAAAGAACTAGCACAACAAATACAAGATTTAAGAAATGATAAATCTACAGAAGGGTAAACAGTTAGATTCTATTTTAGATTCAACTGCAAGAATTAACATCTGGCAAGGTTCAGTATCTTCTGGTAAAACAATATCTTCATTAATCCGCTGGATAGAGTTCTGCCAGACTGGCGCAAAAGGTAACTTACTTATGATAGGTAAGACTGAAAGAACGCTTAAACGTAACGTAATTGATGTTTTATCTGAATTACTTGATGGTTCTGGAAGCTTTATTACTCGTACTGGTTCTGGAGAAATCCAAATAGGTAATCGAACTATCTATATTGTTGGCGCTAATGATGAGAGAGCTGAAGCAAAAATACGTGGTTTAACACTTGCTGGCGCTTATGGAGATGAAGTTACATTATGGTCAGAATCATTTTTTCAGATGCTTTTATCTCGTTTAAGAGTACCTAACGCACAATTATTTTTAACAACTAACCCAGATAGTCCTAATCATTGGCTTAAAAAGAACTTCTTAGATAGAGAATCACAATTAGATATAAAGAATTTTGCATTTGAATTAGATGATAACCACACATTAGACCCAAAGTATGTAACTGCTTTAAAAGCAGAATACGCACCAGCTAGTAGTTTATGGTATCGAAGATTTATTAATGGCGAGTGGGTTATGGCAGAAGGCGCAGTTTACGATACCTTCCAGAGAGATTTAAACGTTGTATCAGAGCTGCCAAAAATGAAAGAATATTACGTTGGTATTGACTATGGCACAACTAATCCATTTTGTGCATTGTTAATTGGCGAAGGAGTAGATAACAACTTATACGTATGTAAAGAATATTATTATGATTCTGCAAAAGGACAGAAGCAGCTATCTGATGCTGAATACTCCAGAGAACTTAAAAACTTCTTAATAGATTATGATGTACGCAGAATATACGTTGACCCATCCGCAGCTTCTTTTATTACACAATTATGGAGAGATAATCATTTAGGAATTAGCAAAGCTGATAATAATGTTCAAGATGGTATTAGAGTAGTGTATAACTTATTAAGTTCAAGAAAACTATTAGTTCACAATAGTTGCACTAAACTAATAGAAGAAATTGAGAGTTATGTTTGGGATGTTAAGCAGCAAGAACGTGGCGAAGATAAACCATTAAAACGTAACGACCATGCAGTAGATGCGTTAAGATACGCATGTATAAGTTTAGGCGCTATTTGGCGACATTGGATTAGTAGGAGTGATTAGTGTATAACAAGAAAGGTTATAAAAAAGCTAAAAAATCTAAAGGCAAAAAGAAGAAGAAGTAAATGCTTAGATTACCAGAAAATGGTTCGGCTTATCCGCCAGAGAACCACAAACATATTTTTAGAGTTTATCAAGAACATAACGCATGGCATGCTGGCGACCCAGCAATCCTTAGAAAAGTTTATGCTGATGTACCACAAGATTACAGACCAAGAAGATACATGTTCTGGACACGTAAAGGCGCAACAGAGCTGCAAATTGATAGACACCAGTTACACGTTCCATTAGCTGGCGATATAGCACAAACAAGTGCTGATTTATTATTTAGCGAACCACCTAATTTTGTTGTTAATGACAAAGATGCAGCTGAATCAGATGTTGAGAACACACAAGATAATTTTGATGATTTAATAAGAAAATGCGGATTAAAGAATAAACTACTAGAAGCTGGCGAAACTTCTTCTGCATTAGGTGGCGTATTTTTAAGATTAGTTTGGAATACAGAGTTTATGAGCAATCCTACAGTTCAAGTTGTATCTCCAGATAGAGCAATTGCAACATTTATGTATGGTCAATTAGTTGCAGTAGGTTATGTAACTGAATATGAATCTCCAGATGGACAAAACTTTTATAGACATATTGAGCATCACGAAGATGGTTTAATACATCACGCATTATAC